ACTTAGAGGGGTACAATTTAGCGAATGTAACCATTGCCTTAGACAATTGGTCCTCTTCACCCTCGTACTTCTTAAGAATCTTGATGTACTCTGAGTCCCAAGTAAAGACTCCAGCGTTAATCAGTTCCTTAGGGACATCTTTATTGGCAAAGTTTTGGATAGATGCAGGGGTATAAAGTCCTCCTGCTAGTTTAACTGCGTCAATGTTCTTAGCCTGAATAGATACATTGTAATAGAACTCTTCTAAGTCAGATGAACTTGTAGGTCCATTACCTGTAGACACAAGTAACTTGATAGCCTTTGTAGCAGAAGAGAATCGAGATTCAGTTCCCTCTGTAGTTCCAGCAAGTACGTTGTACAGACGCTTTAAGTTAACGGGTGCTGCTTTCTCCCACATAGGAATATCAGTGTTATATGAACCAGTAAGGACCTTCTCAACGCCTGTTAGATACTCACCAATAAACGGCAAGTTAGTCATAGAATCCAGGGCAATAGATACGAATGGGTTAGACAAACGTGGTAATGCTGACTCTGGGTCAAGAGATGGTGTAAGCATCTTTACATAACCACCGAAGTTTACAGGCAGTGGTGTATAGGTTGTAAGATTCATTAATTCAAGAGTCTTAAGCATTACGCCGTTAAGGATGTCGTCACCTGGATAGGTGAAATACATTTGTCCCTTGTCATCTTCGTGGATGAAACCTGAATTCTCAAAAGATTGGTTTATAATAGCAAGGCGTACGATTGCACGCTTCTCATACTTAGCCAAACGTCCAGCACGGCGGTAGAAATCCTCAGTCGCACGGTAGTAACGACCCAATGTACGTAGGCTATAGGCTAGATTTGTACGAACATCGCCATTATCTACAAAAGATAGGGTTCTATTACGTGCCATTGCGATAGCAGACTCGTGTGCAGCAAAGCGTGCAATTGAATCTGCACCCTCTTCTGTCAAACCCTGTGCAATAAGTGAACGCTTCTGCTCTGCTTGAGTACCTTTGAGGTACTTACGGAACATAAAGTAGTTACCAAGCGTGATTGGCTCACGGTCAAGGAGTGCAATCTGCTTACCAACCCAGCCATAGCCAGAGTTGATGACACGATACATAGCCTGTTCAGCAGTTGCTGCACCCATTGGGATAATTTCTTGTCCGAGTACAGACTCAGGACGGGCATACTTTGTATCTAACTTAATCAAGTCTTCGATATCAAAGTTTTCCATACCGCCCTTGTTGCGGATGGCGTTTACTAAGTCCATATTTATGCGACCTGCAGAATCACGTAGTGCGTATGTTGCATCTAAGTAGATGTTGCGTGCTAAACCTTCAGCACCTTCTTCTGCATAGATAGCAAAGCGCTTGGCAATTTCGTTTCCTTCGCCTTCGATATAGTCAACAAGTTTGTTGATTACATCATCAGGCTTCTTTCCTGCATTCCAGAGAACGATGTTACCGAACTGACCATTACGCTTACCGACTGTGTTGTTAAGTTCTAGCAACCAGTTGAAAATAAACTTATCGTTAGTGTTTGCAATCTCACCAAACTCAGGTGCAAAGGTCATACCCTTGAGAGCCTCTTGGTTCTGGACGTTAAAACGAACAGATGGACCAAACTGCTTTAGAGAGTCAGCGATAACTTCCGCTTCTGTGACTGGGCGCTCCGCACGAACTGATGCACCATTAATATCATCTAGTTGTACCTTGCCATTGAAACGAGCAAAGTCTCCTGTGTATTCTGAAATCTCTTTACCTGCAGCAGATGTCAAGAATGAAGGCTTAAACTTACTCTTCATCATTGCATTTGATACTGCCTGTGCAAGACGCTCAGGGTCATCTGCCATTGCTAGTAGTTCTTCTTTACTGTAATGCTTATTTGTAATCTTGTAAAGATTGTCGTAGATAAAGCCTAAGTTCTTATCAGCCTTCTCGTTGTTAAAAACTGTTGTCCTGACTCCAGCAGGTGTCGCAGCGCGTAGCGCACGAGATGCGGCACGACCCTTTAGGTAGTCGCCAAATCCCTTTGCTCCACTGATGACACCATATGTACCAAGTTCTTCAACAGTAGTACGAATACCAAGGCGTGGATAAAGGTTTAGAAATGACCAGCCGTCAGTAATCATTTTGTTAGCGTGGCTGTTTGTAGCCTTACCAAATAACTCTGAAAGAACGCCAGCGCGGTGTGAGATTGCACGCCACTCAGAAAAGTCAGGCAGTGTGCGATAATCGTTCAACTGATACTGACGGATAGCACGAGGTGTTCCGTCGATTGTTTGACCAGCATTGAAACGCTGCAATAGCATCTCATCAATGTTGTCGATGTCATCAAGTGCGTTGACTTCGTATGCCTCAAGTTTAGCCTTGAGTTCTTTCTTAGTCTTTAGTTCACGACCAAGTTTAGTTCCGACAATTCTGATTTCATCGTTGATGATGTCTGCACGCGCAGTATCTCCTTGAGCAATAGCGTCAGCACGGTCTACTTTAAGAGCCTTAAGTCGCTCAACATATTCAGCGGTCTTAGCGTTGACAGATGCAATAAGTCGTCCAGCCTTGCCTTCTGTTGTGGTAACAGATACAGCATCCTGAACCTTCTTGCGAACACCACGTGGTGCCATAAGAGATGTTGAACCTCTTGCTGTCTTAAGTACATCTGCAAGGTCACCGATGTTAAGTTCAGTCTGACTTACAGAGTAAATCTCTTTAGACATCTCGTCGATTTTTGACAAGGCAAGTCGACCCTCTGCAGAGAGGTTAAGTCCCATACCTACGCCTAGAGTCTTTAGAAGACCCTTGTACATAAGTAAGCGTTGTCCTTCGTCAGCACCTAACCACGCTGCACGGAATGCACCAGCAGAAGTTTTGTCAAGTACTGTGCGAGACAACTTAAAAATTTGATTTGCGCTTGAGCCATCAGCAATACTGATGATTCGGTCAGCACTTGGTGCAATAGCAAACTGGCGCATAATACGGTCAATACGACCTAGTGCAGTTGCATCTTTCGCAGTAAAGCCAAGAGCACCCTTCTCAATACCAATCTTGCCAGCCCATTCAATTGGGTCATCGCTGAACTGAAGAATAAAATCTTCTTTGTTCTTAGCAACATTTAGATTCGAGTAACGCTCAGTTCCAAGAGCAGCATTAAATGCGTCCTTGAGTTTGTTAGATGCACTTCGTGTCCAAGTCATACGAGGAATCAATGTGTCAGTTCCTGCAATACCAAGGTTTCCAGACATCATCTGTGAGAAGCGTGATGCATTGTCAAAGAAGTTGAAAGCATCTTCAGCATTCTTGACATCAGCCTTAGCAAGGTCTTCTACAACATTGATATTGATTTCCTTGAAGCGGTCCTGTAGTCGGTTAAGTGCAACGGCACGTTGGGCTAGGTCACCATTGCGATACTGCTCAACAAGTTTTCCAGCCTGGTTCCAGTACTCAACAACCTTTGGTCGTGAGAATGCCTTCTCTAAAGGAATGGTACCTTCTCCAACTTTAGCAAAGCCGTACTTAGCAACTAGTAAATTACGGTTAGCCTTACCTACCAATAGTAATGGGTCAAGACCTACGGTTACACCGAAGTCAATTGAACCTGAGATACCATTAAAGAATAACTTCGCAGCGCCATCGCCAAGCATCGCTTGCTCATACTCGTGAGGGAACAAAGAGATAACAGCGCGAGCAACGTCACGTCCTGGGCTAATCTTTGACTTCTCGTAGCGAGCAACAGCGTTGCCAACTTCCTTAAGTGCTTCTATATCACCTGCGACATAGCGATTAACTAGGTCTATCACACCAGGGTCATCTTGAAACTTCTCAAAGTTGTCAACCAAATCTTGCTTAGATGCAAGTAAACGACCTACATAGTTTGCTGCAGGAGTTAGTTCCTTGGAAATCTCAAGTACTTGCTTATCATCGTAAACATTGTTTGGGTCAGATGCACGTTCCCAATATTGCTTCCAAGTAGTTGAGTTGTCTGTAGGTAAAGCGTCTTCTCCACCAGGAAGAAGTTCTTTGAATCCTTCACCAAAAGACTTAGCAAGCGTAGACCATCCGCCTTGTCCTTCAACTTCAGCAAGACGTGCTGCCATATAAGGCTGCTTGATAAGTTTTTCTTGTGGGCGAACAAGTGCTTCTACTACAGCACCTACGCCCTTAGCAGCCTTGGCACCTGCTTCAGTTTCTGCAACTTCTGATGCAACTCCACCAACAAGACCCTTAGTTACTTTAAGACCAGTTGCTAATGGATTTTCCGCAAGACCAATAACCTGCTTAGCAGTGTCAATAACAGTTCCACCGCCATACCATACAGCGCTCTTAACTGAGTTAAGAATTGTGCCGAAGAAACCTTTATCTTGTTCACGATACTTAGGGCTATAAATAGCAGTCAGTGCGTCACGAGTTGGCTTTGGGTATGTCTGAAACTTTTTGTATGCTTCGTTTTGTGGTAGCGCAGTAAGGTTATTGTGAAGTGTACGCAACTCAAACATTGATGCAATTTGATTGATTTCGTTTTTTGGCAAACCCTTTTGTGCTGCAGCAGTTGCCACACCTGGCGACTGGTCAGCAATCTTATTAAGTGGTTTATCTGCCATTACAAACCTCGTGATACTACAAAGTTATAAAGGTCTTGTACTTCTCCAGTTGGGTCAATATCAATCATTGACGCTAGAACTTCTGAAAGACTGCGCTCGCGAGGAAGGTTAAGAACTTCACTTCCTGGTCCTGCTCCAAAATCCATACCAGTTGTAATTGGTTCGTTTGGACGCTCTGTAGGAGCAGTCAAAGGTGTGACTGGAGCAAGCATTGCTCCTAGTGGGTTAGCATCGGCAGGACCTGCCATTGGAGCAGCCTGTTGCTGTGACATAGTTGCTTGTCCTTCACCGTAAGCCATACCTGAAATGTAACGTGCTGGTTGTGTACCGCTTTGTCCCGCACCACCTGTAGCAGAAACATTTGCTGGATTATTCTGAGGAGCAGTTGGGCGCATACCGCCGCTGTTCTGATTTCCTGCCATTGTTCCTCCTACTTAGTTTCTTGTTCAAGAATATGAAATGGGGCTGATGTCCCATTGTTATTAATTGCTGCAATTCGCATTGCGTCAAGCACTGTTGCTCCTGCGTGTAATGCACCTAGTGCAAAATCACCACCAGAACCAATTGCGTAAAGTCCTGTGTCATTCATAGCAACTGCAAAGTCGCTGTCAATTTCAAACAAACTTCCGTTGATACCAATAAGAAGTTGTAATTCAAACTTTTCATCACCATCTGTTGTCTTACCAAAGTCAATACCAGCCTCAAGTAATGTTGTCTTGAGAGACGGTGCTACCTTGTTAATTACAAACTCATAAAGATTTTGTTTTGCTTTCGCGTTTACAAGCGGTGGTTGCCATCCGTGGAGTACCACTTGCAGAGCACGATAGTCACCAGCACCACCAATAATGTAACTTCCACGTTCTACTGCCTTTACCATTTCTGGGTGTGTATAAACTTTTCCACCCTCTGCTACGCGTGAATCAGATGCTATGACGCAACCATCTGCGTTCTCTACGCCTATGATTGTTGTCATTGTCCCCTACTTCTTTATAGTCGCGCTGTCGTCACTGCTCTTCCGCCAGCCTTACCTGATGCGGTTAAACTTGAAAGAATGGTTTGAATATCTGGTGCAGCCTCAGGTGGTAACTCCCCTGAAGGAGAGCCTCCTACTGGAGGAGCGGCGGGAGCAGGGGACGGTTGCTCAACCATAGATGCTTCTCCAGCAGGAGGAACTGGTTGCTGCGGAGCAAATGTGGCTTCAATAGCGTCCTCAAGGGCTTGACCCTTTTGACGTGCCTTGATAACCGCAGCAATTTTATTCACCAGCCCTGATGCGTCTTGTCCCGAAGCAACCATTTGAGGGATTGCTTGACCCAGTGCTGTGAGTGAACCGAGAAGTGCTGTACGCATATTCTCGATTTCAATCTTTTCTAATTCTTGTGTGACGTTGACTGTGAATGGAAGTTCACGCATTGCCATATCCTTGGAGATTAATCCTCCTCCAAGAGCCTGAAGCATAAAGATAAGACCCTGGGCTGGATTAAGACCAGCCAACATACCGTAACGAACATCAGCAGAATAATCTTTCTTGATGTCTTTAGACGGCTTATAAGTGATTTCATAAGGTGACCCTGAATCTACTCCACGAATTGTTTTTTCTTCAGGGAAGATTAGTTCATCAACCTCGAAGCAAATGCTAATTACATCACGTAGTGCTGCAGCAAAGATTGCTTGTGCAGACTTGACCTGAGTATCAAAGGCACCCATAAGAGCCTGTACACCCTGACCTGTAACTACAGATGCGTCAATGTTTCCTGTACGTCCCTCAGGATAACGAGCACCAACACGTAGTTCAGAGTTAAGTAGTTGTGATTGCTGGAATGCGCCCTGCGGAACGTTAAGTTCTACGCGGCGTACACCTGCTGGGTTAGATGTGTAGATAACAGCATCTCCACCAAGTTGCAGTTCGTTAACATCTGTAGGCAATACGATTGGTGCCTGTACAGACTTCTCTGCTGCTTCCATAGCAAGTAAAGCAAAACGATTGCGAAGCAATTGAATACCGAGGATGTCGTCAAACTGTCCACGGAGTTCGCTGTCAATAGATGGCTTACGAGCAACGACAATGTGCATCTTACCAATTGGATTGGCTGCCTGTGACAAGATAAGGTTCTGCTTGTTTGGCACGTAGATGATTGATTGGTCTTTGTCGTAGTAACGAATCATCTCAACCTGGGCTGTCAAATCCTGGTCGTATCCTCGTTGTCCGAGTAACTGGGATTCGTAGTCAGGGAACTGAGATACGAGTTCGCCTAGCGTCATTGAGTATCGCTTAGCAAATGCCACACAACGTCCATAGCGGTCAAACTCTGGGTAAGCACCCACTGGGTTTTCTATGCGGATACGTGGCAGTCTTGCTTCTTCATCCAATTCGATAACGAACGGGAGGAAACCATATGTGAGATACCAGTCAGCACCTTGGTACATCTGTACTGAAAGGTCTGAGTGTGAAAAGTAGTTTGATGCAATGCGTGTGCGCTTGTCAGCAAAGTTGCGTGCACGGTCATTAACAGCATTCGCTGCAGAGCAGTTTACTGCTGGCAGTGGTGCCATAACCTCTGAGAGGTCACGTGCCACAATGTCAATGAAGTTAGCAACTACGTTAGCATCGATGCCTTCTGGAAAGAAGTCAGGATAAACTTCTGCAATCTTTCCTTTACGGACAGCAAGGACGTCAAGGTTACGCTGGTCGCGTTCTCCGTTGAGGTGGCGTAGAGATTCAACTCTCGCAAACACCTGCTTCATTGATAATGCCATTGTTTTCCTTATCCGTATTGTTCTGACCATTGGTCAGCGATTGCCTCTTGGAGGTTAATGGAGACTCTGTTTGATTTCTGTGCTCGTGTAGCCCACCTGTTTTGTGTGTAGGACTGTAAGCGAGAACCCGCTTGCATTAGTTCGCGGATGCGAATGACTGCAAACCACAGTGCCATTACGCAGTCTGTAGGGTTTCTAGTATCAGGCTTCCAAGTAATCAACTCTTGAACTAGCGTCTTAAGACCTTCAGAGCCTTCGTTGCTTGGTAGTTCAATCAAGTTGTTATCTTGGAATCGTCCATCTCGTGTATTGCCGAACAATGCTGCCATTGACGCTACACCAAATGATGTGTCCCATTTATTCTTACCAGTAAAGTGTGAGTTGAGTTGACATCCCCACTGGGCTAAGTACTGCCGCAGGTTGTCGTCAAGTGCATATGCCTTCTGGTGTGCGTTGATTTCGATACGCAGTTCGTGAGGGCGGTACTTCTCAACCCATTCTTCAATGAGGTCTTGAATCTTTTGTGGGGTGGGTTCTGTCATATTGACACAATCCAGGATATAAATTTTACCGTCAGAGCGGTTATAGGTAGCAACTACTGCACCAGTGGCACCTGCCATAGCAGGGTCAAGACCGATGATGGTGTGTGCACCTTCTACGATACGTGGGTGCCCAGGTGTACCAGGCTTTAATGGACCACGCTTACGCATTCCGTTGACGGAACCTGCGATGCAGGTGGGAGAAAAAATTGCATCTTCTGTGACATCTTCTTGCTGGTAGACCATAGCCCACACTGAAGGAGATACCTGAGAGCGACGCTTGAATAAAGATTCACCATCCCACTTTGGATAATTACCATTTGGCAGGGGTTCATCTTTAGCGTTTTCTTGCTGGTCAGTTTCTGCCCAAAGGGTTTTCCACTGCTTAGGGTTCTCATCGAATTCTAAAACCGCTGGCATTGCACAGTAGGTGAAAGGAGAAACCCCACCTGACCATTGCCCTGGGTCGCGCAGCATCTTGTACAAGTCAACTGGTGCTACTCTGGTTCCGACGATAATTAACTTACCGTGTCGACCAAGACGGGTGATAACTTCTTTCTGAAGCCATTCCATCTGCTTTTCCCACTCGTGGGCGTTGGCACCCATCACAGCATCGTCGACGATAATCAAGTCAGCACGAGCACCGTAAATCTGAGAACCAAGTCCCAAGGCTTGGACCGTAGGGTCCTTCTCGCCAGAATCGCGTCCTGTACCCAGGTAAATCATATCTGCCGACCACTGGGTCGCATCTGCCTTGTAGCCTCCGTTAGGACCGAAGGCGGTCTGGAGTTTCATATAGGCGGGGTGAGAAAGGCGGGTTTTAATCGCGCCCAAAAATTTTCTAGCCATACCCTGAGTCTTAGAGACAATGATGACTCTAGTGTTCGGGTCAGTGACAATCTTGTAGGTCACATAGTTAGTCGTAATAGTTGTCGACTTGGCGTGCTCAGGTGGTACGTTGATAAGTACGCGGTCAGGTTCACCTGGCTCGTATGTCATACCTGGGGGCATCCACCTAGGCTCCACACCCTCCATCAGGTCCAGCCAGTTCAACTGGTGGGGGAAGAGTTTAGAATCTAGGAACTGCTCACAAAAATCTACGAAGGAGATATCCTTCAAATCCTTCAGGTCAGCCTTGACCCCTTTACCTGCCAGGCGGGCTTTGTCTGCCCGTTCCTTGAAGTCAGGGTCCTGCATCGACCACTGGCGGAAGGTGACATCGTTTCGTCCCACAGCCGACATTGCGGCAGTAATGGTCGCCCCTTGCTCCAAAAGTAGGAGCATCTTCTCTTGCGCCTCGCGCTTAGAGATATTCTTAATTCCAGGCTTGGTACCCATCAGTGTCCCCCTAGGGTGTTAAATCAGTCGCCCTCTGTGGACAAATATCGGTTTAATAACGCCCCCTGATTAACGGCATAACTCTGGCGTTTACTCAACATTTAGTCAGTTATATATTTATATATTATATATAACGAACGAGCGTAGTCCCAAACGAAGCGAGTTCGTTTAGAACTTAGATGATGAATAATCATCTATATAAGATAACCTGTCGGAAGTGGCAAAACCGAACACTTCCTCACAATATATTTTTATAAGGGGGGCTATATATATAAAAGCCCTGGTCACAGGGCTATAATATAACAGAAAATTATAATGGGACAGTACAGTATAATCAATCGCTGACATTAACAAACCCTGGGTCAAATGCCTAACCCTACACCTGACGGTGAGACTTAGCCTTTGCCCTTGTTACTTGTTATATATATTGAGTAACTTATCTACTAAGAGAGTTATCCTAGACAATAAATAAATAGTTGTAACTTAATTAGGGAACTTATGGGATGCGACTATCTCCCCTCGTACCTCGCCCGATAGTTCGCCCGTTATAAATCGAAATCCAAAAGACCTTATAAATAAAATGGAATTCGTGACCCCCTTAATCCTTGACCCCATAGGTTCCGCATATGTGACCTATCTCACACCCCTTACCCCTTGACATTCCCTTTCCCGTGTGCTTTATGAATTCCCCGCTTATCCGACTGTGTGATGTAACTCACACGATTTGGGGTTGACAAGTACCTATTGAGCGTGAGAGAGTTATCTCACAAGGGCAAGCAAGCCCCGACACGATAGGAGAATGAAAGAATGGGACGTAATACTTTCAGCGTTGAGGATACTTTCAAGGCTATGGATAAGGAGTTCACCCGCAAGACTCCCGCCCCTAAGATAGAGGGAGACTATGAAATTGAACCGACGGGAATGGGAGAATGGTTCGCTTATCGTTATGAGTTCAAGGTAAACGGGCGAGAGACTTTCGGCTATGCCTCAACTATTGAGGAGGCAAGGGCGAACATCATCAGGGCACAGGAGGCGGTGAGATAAATCACAGCCCTAAACCCTTGACAGAGGGCGCGTGTTCACGACACGATTAGGGCACTAGGTAGGCGCAAGGCTTACCGACTAACCAAAACGAAAGGCACTAACGAAATGAAGCAACTAAACCAGCGCGACGCTATCCACTACATCGCAACCCGTCAAGAGTTCAAGGCGTCAGCCCTAAGCGGTAGCCGTTACTCACTAGGCGCGGGACGCCTAAGCGGGGCAGAACTAGACCGCTTTTATCAGGACGTGAACGGCTTATCTTATGCGGTCTATTCCTACGGTACGCCGATTTACTGGGTATCAAATGGAGAGACCTACCTAGTAGAGCAAAAGTTCAGCGTGACAACAAGCAAGCACCAAAACTATGTCCGTCGCGCTATTGCCGACAGTTTGGTGAGCAACTAATGAAAATTACCTACTCAATTTGGCAGGGCTCACGCCTTTTAAGTATTGACAACATAGCAACAGACCCAAAAGAGATTGACCAACTTATCCACACCCTAAACGAAAGCGAACTAGGGCGAAAGGTTAAGTTTTCCGTAAACGTACAAGAGATTAAGGTGGGCAACTAATGGAAGCACTACTTACCGCACTTTACTTAATCGTATTCTTCGGGGTAGTTGGAGGGATTTGCTACGGCGTAGAGGCTTTACTATGCGCTCACGACAGAGGAATGGCAAGAGTCAGGGCATACGAGGCAAGGGAGGGCAACAAATGAAAGCAAAAGAGTTCTCATTCATAAAGTTATTCGAGGAGGCGACAAGCCAAAAATGCCAAAAGGATTTTTACAAGCCTTGCGGAAACCAAGCACAAACGGGATTGCTCACGGCGAATGGCTATATGCCAATTTGTTTTGAGTGTTTAGGAAAGGGCAACGAATGAAGACAATACAAGATTGTGTAAGCGATTGGGTTTGGGAAGATTGCGACATAGAGGGGCACGATGTCGAATGCTATCGTCAAGTCTGCCCCGATTGTGGCGACACAATGAGCCGAGACTGTGAGGACAGAATATGACCCCTTTACTTTTAGCGGTTCTACCGATAATCTTTCTCTGCCTTGCAGGAATACTAAACAACGAAACGATAGGAGAATAAAATGAGTTTTGAACTAGAAATATTAAGAGAAGAGTACTGGCACGCCCGCAGTAACCCTTTATTTGATGACCCTAAAAAATATTGTGTACTTTTAGATTTAATTATTAACAAAATTGAACAACTAGAAGAACAGGAGACAGGAGAATAAAATGAATAACACAGTTAAGCAACAAATGAAAGACGAGTTCACTAATGCAATAAAGGAACACGGGGAAACCTTGGAGGATATCCGCGACAATTCGGGAGAGTGGGTAGACGGATATCTGCCAGTTTACTACAACAAAATTGTGGAAGAGTGGCAAGCAATGCCGAGCGAGTACAACGACAGAGGGCACGC